CAGGACTACGTTAGTTTTATCATTTATGCTCATGTTACACCTTGCCTGTAGTGGTTACATCAAGGTCAAAACCTGAGAACTGGAAGTCTTTATAATCACCTGCACTTACAGTCATTTTGTAAGACAGGTATCTGCCGGCAGCCCTGCTATCGATTTTATAGTCTGTGCTAATGTCAAAACTGGCTGACGCAGTGTAGTTCGGGTTCTGGTTAGGTATGTCAGATGCACCAAACTCAAATGAGACTGTTGTATTCTGGGTGTTCTGCGTAGATATCTGCGGCAGCATACGTGTAATGACCTTATAGCCATCCAAAGGCTGCTTAATCTCATCTAAATCAATGCCTACACGCTCTAGTGACGGTTCCTTTGTTGCAGTACTGTCAATATTGAACGCAACAGAGCCCTCATCAGCTAAATCCAGAGCCCACAGCTTGCTAGATGCTATGCCGTTAGCAGTGTCCTGATTACCTACCATAAGAGTATGCCGGTTAAAGCTGTCCTCTTGGTCGTAATATGAGCCACCTATAAGGGCATATGTGCCTGTAGCGTTAGCATATGTGGACACTGTGTTGACGTTGGCTGTAGCACCAGCTGAAACATTCGGTAAATCCATGAATGACCAGCTATTGTTTCTATAGTTATATACAGCAGCTCTATTGCAGCGAACTGTGTCAGGGAAGTTTACTAGGCTGTCACCACTTTGGTAGCAGAAGTATATCTCAGACAGAGCCTCGTTGTGTTGCACGAAGAATCTATCGGCATTCTTCTTGTTCATGCCTGTATAAACAAACTGACGTACACGTTCATCAGATATGCTCTGACGGCTGGTGCCATCTGTTACGTATATCTCGTTATTACCAAATACAAAATGCTTGCCATCAACCTCTACAACGCAGTTCTGGTTGATAATACCCTCATCACCAAATAGTTTGCGGAAGTTAAAGATAAATGTACCAGCTACAAACTCCATCAATATAGCTTCAGAAGAGCTGTAGATAACGAAGTTAGTGCCTAGCTCTAGTCCATCAACTATCGGGGTTTGCATCTGCACTAGGTCATTGAAGCCAGCTGATTTCGTAAGATCAGTTTCATCCCAGCTATCTGGCACTGAATTAGCATCCACGAGATTGGAGAACCGTACCCTATTTGGGAAGGTCGCTGTACCCTCTGTGGTGTTCAGTGCAATCAGGAAGTCACCAAAAGGACGCAATGCATTGCAGCGGTGGTTGCTGGGCCAGTTGGGTAAGTCAGCAAAGTTTGTGCCTAGTGGGTCCCTGTAGACCGGCACACGGTCTGGCCTGTTTATGTAGTTAACATCAGCTAATGAGCTAAGTGTAAACGGGCGGGGGTCTGTGGTGCCGGTGATGGAACCAGATATGTTAGTTAGTGTGCCAGCTGCGTATTCATAAATACCAAATACGTCTGACACCATAATGACTGTATCGAACCCTGTGCTAGGTATGTTGCCGAATGCACCTCTAGGGTCAAACCCTAAGCTATCTTTTACTGAACGAAACACAGGTGAGCGTGAAACCTTGCCCTCATCGAATCTTACGTTCACACCTTTGGTAAAGCCGGTTATGGGTAGGTTGTATGGGTTTAGGTCGGTGATAACACCTGATGCCCCTAGGTTCCTGATAGGGAGTGTAGTCTGTGGCATGGTACCCCCTAGTCTGGCTGTAAAGTGTTCGATAGGCTCAGGTTAATCACCTGACCTGCTTTACCAACATTCGCTGGCCTGATAACTGAGAAGCCATACCATCTGTGGTCAGAGTTCACGGCAGGTGTCTGAAGCGACATGATATTAGTGTTGTATACGCCCCCTGTATAAGTGATGCTATTGATGCTCCCGTTTGCATTAAAAGTAAGCGTGTAACTATGCCCACCGCCTTGGTTGCTTTGAGAGGTATTCCATCTGTAGACTGCGTTGGTTACGTTTGAACTGGTTGTGCCGCCATAGAAAACTATCGTATCAGTAGTTGTGCTATTATCCTCGTTCATACCCAAAGAGAAGTTGAGCGTGGTTATAAAGTTTGTCCCTGCTCTGAAAACTGGCTGATAGAAACGGTTAGTTGTATTTACAGCAAAGCCAGTTGGAGATGCTGTGGAACTAGCTGTTGTTAAGCCAGTGCCAGATACAACCCCTCCCACATGTGCATAAAAGCTAAATGATACATTTCTGAACTGTACATCCTGTGTACCGTAAAAATCAGAAAGTGACAGTGGGTTGCCTGTGGTCGGTATGTTTAGCGTTGCCCCTGTGTCGGGTACCTCGCTGCCACCTCTGTAATATTCCGACATCCCTGTTGGGTCAGAGCCGCCAAATTCGGTCTGCAGCTGCCCTAGACTTATGGGACCGCTGTCAGGTAACGTACTCATGACTATATACCTGAGAAAGCAGTTACATCCTGCTCCACATCAAATGCGCCAGCTGATGTCATTCGGATCTTAGTGTCACCACCATACTTAAACACCAAGTTGGTGCCATCGAGCTCTATGGTCCAGCTACCAAACTGTATGGCGTTCCCATTGGTGTCTAATGTGCCACCTAAACTGGGGCTGGTCTGAGTGGACAAAGCGGATGAGTTAGCAAAGTTAGTGATACCTGAGAGGGCATTTAGGTTAGCTGCGGTTACAGTACAGCCGTCTAGGATGTTTAGTTCTGCTGTGGTAGCCGTAATGCCGTCCATGGTATTGAGCTCAGCTGTAGTGGCTGTAATGCCATCCATGGTGTTAAGCTCTGCTTGTGTGGCTGTAATTGCACCTGTGATACTGGGGAATGTAGCTAGGATAGTACTCTTGATAAGCCGCATGTGGTCATCTGCCTGAGCGAGACCATCAGTTGCAGCTGGATTGGTAGCTACAAGTCCATCAATGTACGTAGATGTCTCTAATGGCATGAGATTGTCCTCTGATTAAAAGGGTCTGACAACAACAACAACAACAGCAACCTTTAGCTTTGTTTTGAAATTGACGATTGTGATTGACCCATGGGGGCCTGATAGCTGGCAGATGGTACCAGCTGCAGCTGCTGCTAACAGCTAACTGTCTGATAACTATGGATATCCTCACGTTGCTGACTGATAATCAGCAGCGGCCTTCGGTCCCTGCCTTGCAGACATTAGGGACATTAGCGAACATTATTAGCGTGAGGTCATTAGTCTTTAATACAAATCGGGACCTCAGCAACTAACAGTCAACCTAAGTCAACCTAGTAAACCTAAGCACAACCTAAGCTGACTTGCGGTAACTTACAGTGACCTGCAGTTCTCTGCAGCCATGGTGTCTCATGTAAGTGAGCAGACTTCAGTCAGCATACTACCGCTTGTCAGCTTAGGTCTCTTTAGTATATCTATAGGGGGGAACAGAAGTACCTTTATCTTTATGGACCACACAGGGAGCAGTCATTGTAACCTTATGACATCCTGTGTGGTTCACCTGCCTTATGTTAAGCTGCCTGTGGACCTGCATATCTTACCTCTGACACTACTGAATGGTATCTCCTTCAGTATTGTTGTGGTCATCTCCTCAAGCCTCTCATGACAAGCGGTTACTTCTCTGTAGGGACCACGTTGGTCCTCAGCAACCAAGCACTGTGGTCCTGTAGCACCTAAGAAACAGAACAAGAGTGATGCATAAAACATGGGTCACTCCTTGTTGGCTTGAGGTATACTAGTACCCGTAAGCCTCTGTTGCTCACGTAGTCCACATACAGCGCAGTACCACACACCGTTAAGTACGATGCATGGCTTACACTTGGGGTCAACGCAATGCTGATATCTTGGGTGGGTCATGAGGCTATCCTTTCTTCTATGTCCACTACCTCACAGACACCAGCAACACATGCCAGCTCTTGGCTGCCTTTAGTGTTGTCTGTGGTCTCGTATGCAGCCAGCTGCGTCCAATCAATGCGTACAGGCATTGCCTCTATGAGTGCATCTATGTCCTCAATGGTTGCATCCTGATAGGGTGCTTGCTGGTAGGTGTGATCGGAGTGAGGCAGGAAGCTGATACCTGAGCAGACATCGAAGTGCTCATAGAGCCAAGCACCTACGTGCATCCACTCATGCTCTCGCACTGAGATAGTCACTGATGGCTTATGTTCACACCAGTACTGTGCATACATTAGCCACAGCTCCAGCTGCTCGATGGCAGTCATATCGTTGCGTGTGACGCTGCTTATTGGTGCCTTGATAGGAAAGCTGAAGACAGTGGTTGTGTCTGGCTTCATGACACAGGGTTCATTGACTATGCCTTGGTCCTTCATGAAGTGGGTCAGTGGGTCCTTGTTGTCACCTCTGACTGTGCGGATGTACATATCGCTGTGTCTGGCGTGAATGCCAGATGCGCTATCCACCAGCTGCGATACTGTCCCGCTAGGCTTCACACATGTGATAGCTGTGGACCTAGGTATGCCCAGCTCAGCTGCTACCTCTTCATTGACACGTACAGCCTGACCCTTCATCTGGCCTAGGGCCCAACCAAAGTTCTTACCGTACACTGCGTCCTTACCTGACAGCAGCTGGTTGTCCATGATGCCGGTCAAGCTAACACCTAACAGCCGTTCCTCAGCTGTGTTGTCGTGCCAGATGGGGCGCAAGTACTGAATGTTAGTCAGTGTTGATTGCCATGTGCCTAGCTTTGTAGCCAGCCGCACCTTGCGCTCTAAGTCACTGACCTTATCACCGGCCTTAACAACTACCTCTGTTAGGTTACAGAACTGGTAGGGTCTCAGTATAATCTCTGAGCATGGGTTAGTACCGAAGTCGTGGTCTACGTCACGCCTTTTGTTCTCAGCTGCTTTCTTCTTTGCAGCCTCACGGTTAAACATGCCTCGCTCACCTGACTTTGATTCAACAAGTGACAGCCACTCCCGCATGAATGTCTCCATGTCGGGCTTATGCTTGTAGGTAGCTGAGTTGTTAGCCAAGGCTCTGTGGGGTGTATCCTTCCACCACTCGCCACCTTTGGCGTGTCTCATCTGGTCATCATTTAGGTTACTCAGGCTGATTAGTGCGCTGCGGCGAACACCACCTACGACAACTATCTCACCTATCTTACATGCAATGTCATGAGCCTCGATAGGATACAGGCGTCTGCCGGCAGCCTTGCGGAAAGTAGACACAGTGAACTGGAAGAGGTCAGCCAGTGGCTGTGGGCCGCTGCTGCGTCCTCCGAAAGTCTTTAGACGTGCACCAGCTGGCCTTAAGCCGGTCAGGTCCCACTTAGGTACCTTGCCTTGATACAACATTTTAATGAGTGACCTAAACGCTGTGGCCCAGCCCTCTTTGCTGTCCTCTACTTTCATAGTGACAGTCACGTCCTGCATGTCAGCAGGGATGATTGGCAGCTGGTCTACAGCATTGCGCTCACAGCTGAACCCTACACCTGTGCCACACATAAGTATGTACAGCATCTCATCAAAGGCCCGTGGATCATCCAGTGGCAGGTAGCTGCAGTTGTAGGCAGCCACATGGTTGCGCTCTAGAGCTGGCCCAGCGGTCATCAGTGCTCTCATGCTGGGCATGATTTCTAAGTTTAAGATAGCTGTGTGCAGCTCATCGTATTCGTCAACAGACACTACATAGCCGTGCTTCTCTTCAAGCCACTCAGTCATGTAGTCCATGTATCGTGTTACAGTCTCAGGCCAATCTTCTCTGCGGCCCTCTTCCTCTATCCAGCGAGCATACCTGCTCTTGTGAATGAAGCTCTGATAATCAGTTGGTAGAAAGTTCGATATAGTCATCTGTTGTCACCATTCCCTTGCAGCTTATTGCGCTGCTTCCTGTCTTCTAATTTTGCTAAGTTTCGCTCTGCTGCCACGTCTATGCTGATGCCTAAATCAGCTGCCAGTGCAGCCAGATACCAGAGACAGTCACCTATCTCTGCCCGTAGTGACTCTGTGTCGTAAGGGACACCATCACGGGTTGTCTTCTTGAGTTTGTTGAGAAGCTCCCCTACCTCACCGGCAAGGCCCATAGCTGGGTAAGTAACCTCAGCCTCTGCTGGATAAATGCGGAAAGGTATCACTCTCTTTTGATAATCATGTAAGTCCACAGCCGCCCCTCTCCATTTTAATGAGCCGCTGCAGGTACCACTGAGCTTTCTCTAAGTCTTGAATGCCGCCTTTGTATTCGTAACGCCATAAGTACTTAAGGATTGCCCCACGGTAGTAGTGGGCAAGGTTGTCACCTAACATCCCGTCAATAGCATCAATGCATTCCATGCTTTCTGTCTGCGTGTAATGCTGAGGGCTGTTCACGTTGTCATTGTCATCTAATAAATCTCTAATCATGCTGCTGGCTCCCAAAGAATCGGCTTGTTGTCAGTGTGGTTCCAATCTGACCAGCGAAGGATACGGGCCATGCGAGCTTGCATGATTGCATCATCACGGGTCAGACCTTGTGCGAGGTAAGCCCTCTCAACAGTGCTCCACGCTGGGCGATTTCCAAGGATGGTCTCTGCTCTCTTTGCACCGATGCGGGGGCAGCCACCGTAACCGTCTGTACTGTCACCTGTCAGTGTTTGGGTATAGAACCACCTGTCTGCATCCTG